CTAATGCTAACATATTATCTTGATAATTAACATTACTTAATAATAATTCACTATTTCTTGTTTGTTGTTTTGTTCCACCATAAATTGGATCACACAAACTAATACATTCTTCAGAACAATTTTCACAAATATTAGTATTTTTATTTTGGCAGTTTATACTTTCGTCATCAACACAATCAATATCAATATTATTATCCTGTAAACATTTTTTACATCTACTTAAAAATTCTAACGTATCTTTAAATCTTGTATTTTTAAAATTACCTTTTATAAGATTTTTGCTTACTTGTTTTTCTGTTGCTTTTAATTTTTTATTATTGGCATTATCTAATGTATTCAAATGGCCTAAAGTAGATACTTTATAATCACTTATAAACATATTACTAGTTTTAAAAAATTTCTTAACAAAAGTTTTAAAACTAGATGGGATATTATTTGGTGTTATTTTTTTTTCGATTCCATCGAATGGGCATGCCGGAACTCCAGGGCATTGTAGTTCACCTTTAGCGGGTAAACAACTCAGACCAGTTTGTTCAAAGCACCGACATGTATCGGCACAACCAAATGGGTGGCCTTCATCCCGAGAAGCTAAACAACAACATGCTCCACAAATAGTTATACCACCTATATTAAATTTTGCTTTCGCACCCCAATCATAATATGGAGTATCAGTATCAAGAGCTGGGGGTCCACAATCACATCCACGCGTAGAACATTCTCGACAGCACGCTGGACATGAAATATTACCTCCGGCAGCAACACCAGGACCACCAGGTGTAGTATTGGTTGCTATTCCGTATTCTCTACCATGTGACTGAGAACCTGGGCGATTAATTTTTAATACAATTAAATCCTGATCAGATACTGGACATGCGCTATCTAATTCAGTATCAAATAAAGTTACAAATTGATCTTTTAAAATTGGGTCACAGCACGTATTCGAAGTCGTACAACAACATTTTCTTGATATCATAAATTAATCACCTGTTATATCTATTTAGATGCCCAAATAAAAAACCACCCCATTACTGGAGTGGTTTTTGAAAGGCTAAACTTTTTTGAAAGTTTAGCGGGAACGCGTATTTTGCAGACGGTAGAAGGTACGACCCTTCTTAGTCTCACGAACCACGTCCATACGATGACCGAAGGTGTCAAATGCTTCACGAAGATCGCTCATCGTAGCACGGACATTTCGAATCTTGAACATGGATCGTGCCTTGCCCTCAGTCAGGGTGTTTCCCCGTGACATATAGTTGCAAACACGCTGAATCTTAGTCGGACGCTTGATATTAGTAACATTCATATTAGTAACCTTTCTATATTGCATATTATAATACAAATTAAGGGTATTGTCAAGCCCCTATTTTAATAAAAAAAATATTGTCTTTTAGGGCATTTTTATTCATAAATAGTTCTAACGGAGGCTCCTACGCCATGACTCACAAACACCGTCAGTTTGTCTCCCATGTACGTAAACATTTAAAACTTTACAATGGAAAATTGGTCATAGGACGCGGTAAAGCGATAAATGTTGAAGGTAGCCGTTGTTCCGGGTGTTTTGATGACAATAACATAATAATTTCTGTAGCCAGAAAAGCACCAAATTTTTTAGATGTTCTGTTACACGAATATTGCCATTTTTTACAATGGATTCAAAAATCAAAAATTTACAATACAGCCGATAGACATTGTTCTATTGTAGTTGATTGGTTTGGTGGAAAAGATTATTCCGTTAAAACTATTAAAAAGGCATTTTACTGGGTTCGTAAAATGGAACGTGAATGCGAACAATTTGCTGTAAAATTAATACACAAGTACGATCTTCCGATTGATAAAAAGAAGTATATCAAGCAAGCAAATTGCTATATCTATACCCATTTTATAATGGAAGAGACACGCAAATTTTGGATGTTTAAAAAGAACCCATACAAGAATAAAGCAGTGCAAAAAACCATGCCTTCAAATTTTAAGGCACAGAGTCATAGCACGCTACCTAAGAATGTTAGAACAGCCTTATTACGCTGCGTCTAATTTTCTTATTTCTTCCCATCTATCTTCTTGAGGAAAATAGCCTTTATGGATAAGTTCGGTGATGAAATCATCCATCATTCCTAAAACTTCTTTATCCACAGGGCATATTTGTTCCCCGTTTAATTCAATGGGGCCCGTGCCAGATTTAAGTCCATCACAAACTGCTAGATCGCATTGTTTTACAAGGTCATCTGTATATTCAAGTAGACTAGCTACTTGGTAAAATAGATCCTTACGAGAAGGATCTATTTCTTTGCGAGCCAACAAACGGATTTCGTAGGTTAGTTCTGTTATTTTCATATCAGGCGAAGCGGATACTTTGTATACTGAAAAACAGCAAGTATCTCATCGATAATATTTAGTAACTTTATGTCATTTTCTGACAAATTTATTATAATATTTACTGAAGAAGATCTTCATAAAGTGGTCTACAATGCCATCTAGATCCTTGTAGACGTGTCCCAAGGGTTTATACTTAGAACAGGGCTTCCTTTACCACCAAAGCAGTCTCAATCGATTCTCCACCAATTGCCTGATTAGGATTCGAACCTAAACAAAAACCTTCAAAGGGTTCGGTGCTACCGTTACACCATCAAGCAAAAAAGCCCCAAATTTTTATACTCCGAGGCCCAGAGTTTGTGTGATTTTGGAACAATAAGAATTCATCAAAATTCCACTAGCAGTACCAACATTAATACTTCGCACAGAACCGTACTGTGGAATATACAAAATATCATTACAGATATTTAAAATTTCTGTTGGTACACCAATTTGTTCTTGTCCAAAAATCATTATGTAATGAATATTTGGATCAAAATCATAAGTGCTTACATCCTTAGCAGTAGGAACATTATCGATTCCTATGAGTCGGATCTGTCCTCCGGTGTCACATGATTTGGATTCAATAAACGATCCAAAATCATCAATAGTTCGTACATGACGAAAATTGGTATAATGATGAGTGCCAACAGTGCCGCGCCTATCATATTTTTTGTTGCCATAGATAATTACTTCTTTTGCAAGAAACGCATTAGCGTTGCGTATAACGGTGGCAATATTAAAATCATTGCCAATATTACAACAGACAACTGAATAATTAAAACGCTTATCGTCCAAATCGGATAATATCGCATCATGCTCCCAATAATGGTAATGATCAATTATATTACGTGTTTCCATTGGTCAATCCTCTAGTTTAAGAATTCCGTCATCACTTGTATAAAAGATATCATGAAAAATATCAGCACACCATTTGTGACATATTGGACATGGTTTAGCATTTCTATAAACACCAAACCGATTAAATCTAAAATTAAGAAGGACTAATTTTTTATCACGATAACTTCTTGGGATTTTTCTGAATGCATCTAACTCAGAATGCATCTCAGGATACCTATACCCAAGTTTTACACTTTGTGGATGAGTCTTATACTCATTCTGACCAATAGCAACAATTTCTTTTTTGTACAAAATAATAGAAATATGTTTCTTTTGTCTTTTCATTGCCATTGATATAGGTTTGGCAATAGGAACATAAAGTTTAGTTATCGTGTTTATATCCAATTTAATCCATCGTCAGCTTAAGCTTCGAAGACTTCGAAGGAGCAACGATTCCTTTGTTAAGGTTAGCATCATATTGATTCTTCAATGCAGCTACTGGGCTTACATGAAAAACAATAAATGATTTTGGAATAGTAACACCTTGGGAAATGTCCGTATACATCATCCAAGGCATCATACCAATTTGTCCCTGTTCCATCGGAATTAAAACTGCTGGGTCTTTAAAGACATAGCCTGTTTCGGTTTCTTCGTATCGAGTCAAAATTTCTTCGCCTGAGTTTAGTCTAAATAGTTGAACGTTCATTGTATGTTTCCTTTGTCATATTATACCATGAACTAGAACAAAGTCAAAGGTTATTATATGCTAAGATTTAAACAATTTTTGATGGAAGCACCATTACCGCCTGTCAGAAAAGATTTACAAGATTTTGTTAGACCTTATGAGATACAGGGAAATGAAGATCAAATCTTGGGGCTTCATGGTAGTGCAGCCGATCCTACAATTGGTGTTGGTCATAGTTTAAATGACTCAGAATCTTCTAGAAAAAAATTACAAACAGTTGCTCCAGATATTAGTTATGAAAATCTCCGTTCTGGAAAAGCAAAGTTAACAAAAGATCAAGTTCAAAGTTTAAGTGATTTGGATACTGATGAGCACATACAAAGATTGAGAGATCTTGTTCCGGATATAGATGACTATACACCAGAAGCACAAAAAGGGTTGTACTCCTCAACATACAGAGGAACACTCGGTGGATCACCAAAAGCTTTAAGCTTATTAAAACAAAAACAATATGATGCGGCTGCTGATGAACTTTTAAATAATGCTGAATACAGAGCATCTAGAGATGGTGTACCAATTAAAGGTAAATTACTTCCAGGAATTGCAAAGAGAATGGAGGCTGAAAGTGCTCTAATTCGAGGAGAATCAGATCGCAGAAATAATAATCTTCCACTATCAGGAAAAGTATTAAAAACAGCAATATCTGTTGTACCACAAGCTATAGATACAGTTACAAAATTAGCTGAACCACTTAGTAGAACTCCAACACAACCTAAAAAGAATAAACCGGTATCACCAGTATCTGATAATGACCATACGATTCAAAGTGGCGAAACGTTATGGAAATTAACTAAAGGTGATCCGGCTAAGATTAAACAAATTCAAGCAGCCAATCCTGGCTTAGACCCAAACAAATTAAGTGTGGGTCAAAAAATTAAAATACCTCGTTAAACTAACATAGCGTTATTTGATAACATTGCAGACGTAAACCACATAGGTTCATTTCCTAACTTCCACTTAGCAAATTTAGCTTTCTCTCCAAGATAATATGCACGATATGCGGTTACTCCATCAACGTTCTTATATTGATCTGGCATTGCTTGTGCAAAGTCAGTACAAATAGTATTT